GGCTTCGACGCCCTGGAGTTCCTCATCCTCTCCGGCTCTCTGGCCGATGCGGATGTGACGTTTACCGCGTTGGTTGAGGAGGGCGACGCCGCCAACCTCTCCGATGCCTCGGCTGTGGCGGATGCTGACCTGCTCGGCACCGAGGCGGCCGCTTCGTTCACCTTCTCGGATGACGACAAGGTGTTCAAGATCGGCTATCGCGGCAGCAAGCGCTATGTGCGCTTGACCATCACGCCAGCCAACAACGCCTCTGCAGCCCTGCTGGCCGCAGTGGCGGTGCTCGGCCATCCGGCGAACGCGCCGACAGCCAACCCGCCCGCGTAAGCGTCCTGAAAGCCTGAGCGGGGCGGCTTCGGTCGCCCCGCGCTTCCCCATGCATTCCTCCATTCTCTCCGTCTCCTCCGCTGCAGAGGACACGACGCTTCTGTCGCTTGACGAGCTCAAGGCGGCAACGGGTGTCACCGGCACCGGCAGTGATTCCGCGCTGACGACGCTCGGTGCACGCGTCGCCGCATCCATCGCGCGCGCCTGCAAACTGGCGACGGACGGTGTGACGCCGCCGACCCTGCGCAGCGAGACGCTCGTGGAGACCTTCCGGCTCCGGTATCCGGCGCACGAATTGGTGCTCTCCAGGCGCCCGATTGTCTCGATCTCCTCGGTGACTGAGAATGACGTCGCCGTGGCCTTGACGGACTACGAAACGCAGAACGGCGCAGGGGTGATCCGCCGCCTCTGTAGCGATTATCCGGCCTGGTTCGCGTGCGGGAAGGTTGTCGTCACCTACGTTGCCGGCTGGACAACTGTTCCAGACGATCTGAAGAAGGCCGCCGCGCGCTATGCGGGTATCGTTTGGACGGCAGGATCCCGCGATCCCGGCCTCAAACGCGAGCGCATCGAAGGCGTCGGTGAGTTCGATTATTGGGTTCCGCCCACGAGCGACCCGGCCATCCCGTCCGATGTCATGGACGACCTAGCACCCTACATCAACTACCGATGATTCCCGCGAACGCCATCGCTTCCATCGACCGCCTGCTCGCAGCGACGGGAGAGGACATCGTTGTGCGCAGGATTACCGACGGCGTGAATACGGACGTAGGTGTGCGCGCATCGGTCCGAGCCTACAGCCCGGAAGAGTTGGTCGGCGGCATCATCCAGGGCGACTCCCAGGTTATCTGCTCGCCCACGGAAATGACGGCGGCAAGCTGGCCGCTTCCACCCCGCGCGAACGACAAGACCGTGATCCAGGGCAAGGTGCGCAACGTCACCGCCGCAACGCCGATCTATATGAACGGGACGCTGGTGCGGATTGAAATGACCGTGAGGGGCTGAGATGGCGACGGCTGGCGCATTCGAGCGACAGATCAAAATCGCCACGCGCGACCTTGAGCCTGCCGCGATCTCGGCGCTGCTCGCAAAAACGGCGCGCCAGGCCCTCGCGGAAGTAATCGGATCGGGAGAGGCGCCGGAGAGCTACACGCGGTCCGTCAATGGTCGCGTCGGCGCTCCAGAGGAATCGGTCATCGCGCCAGGGCCGATCGTTTATGCGTTCTCCTACCTCGAAGAGGCCACGCTCTACGGTCTCCAATTCGCTCGCGCCCGGTCGCCCGTCGACTCCGGCGAGTTCAAAAAGTCGTGGTTCGCTCTGGTAGATGGAAGCCTCTGGAACGGACAGTCAAATATCATGCCGGGCGCCGAGGTGCTGATCACGAATGATCAGCCGTATGCCCGCAAGATCGAAGTGGGCGCCATGAAGCGGATGCGCTTGCCGCCTCACGTGGCCGAGGATACGCGGCAGGCGATCCTCCGCCGGTATCCGGGGGCTTTCCGAGTAGAGCTCAAATTCATCGTCCTCGCTGGCGGCTACGTCCTCAAGGGCCACTCACGCAGCGTGGCGGCGAAGACAAATCGGCGATCCTCAGCGTTCCGCGAAGGAAGGGCCGTTCTGCGCTCGCGCAAGGACACTGCGGCAGGGCAGCAAATGACCTATCCCGCCGTCAGTCTGATGGTTGCCTGAGATGGCTTCGGACACTGTTTACGACGCCGTCGAGACCTTCCTGACCGCGCAATGGACGGCGACGGCGATCTATTTCGAGAACATCCCGACGGACTACCCGCGCGACGGCGACGGAAATCCGCTGCCGTTCGTGTTCGTGGAGCTAGTCGGGAATCTCTACGCAGCCGCATCACTGGGGAGCGGGAGCGATGCCGAAAACCTCTATCGGGAAAGCGGGACGGTTTTTGCGCACGTCTTCGTCGCCAGCGGCTCCGGAAGCAGAACAGCGCGCGGATATGCCACGCAGTTCGTTAAGCTCTTCAAGGGGCGCGAGCTCGGCCCCACCAACAACATCATCTTCCTCGGCGGATCAATCGGCGGCGGCGCGCCCGGCACCGAGGATGGCGTTTATTGGCGCCTCGGATGCAATGTCGATTACCAAGCCGACAACCCATAGCCCGGAGATCACGATGCTCACTGTGCTGAAGCCGTTTAAGACGAAGACCCGTTCCTTTTCCGCCGGTCAGGATATCGACGCCAAGGACATCGATGGCGCCCTGACTGCCGAGCAGTGGCAAGAGCGCGGGTTCCTCGCGGTGAAGCCGGCAGAGAATCAGTCCGCGTCTGCCTACGAACTCGAAGACTGACCCTTCGCCCCCGTAGCCCGCGGGGGTGACACCGACCGCCCTTGGGCAAGGCATAGCGGCACGCAAAGCCGCTTTCCATGCGCCGTCGTGAGACGCCGCACTCCCCGCGCGCAGTGATGCGCCCGTAGCCAAGATGGAGCCCTCCTATGACTCGTGCAAACGGCACGCGCCTCAGCCTTGTTCGCGAAGCCACATTCGGCACCACTCCAGCCAGCGCCCGCATGCGCAGCGAGCGCTTCACGGGCGAGTCGCTGAGCTATGTTCCGAAGTTCACGCGTTCCAACGAAATCCGGTCGGACCGGAACGCGCCTGCGATGATCAAGATCGGCGAAGAGACCGGCGGCGGTCTCAATTTCGAATGGACGTATCCGGAGGACGGCACGGCGCTCTCCGAGCGCATCGCCAGCCTCATGTTCAACGACTGGACCAATACGCCGACGTTCGACAACGACGGCACGGCCGACAGCGTGATCACGGATGCGGGCACCACGACCGACACGTATGTGGTCGCCTCTGGCGGCGCTGCTGTGAAAGCAGGCCATCTGGTCCGCGCCACTGGGTTCACGAACTCCGCGAACAATCAGATCTTCAAGGCGGCCTCCTCGACCTCGACCACGGTTGTCGGCAGCGGCCTCAGCCTGACGGCAGAAACTGCGCCTCCCGGCACGGCGAAGCTCAAGGTCGTGGGCTTCCAGGGTGCGTCCGGTGACGTGACTGCGCTCGCGGACGGCCTCGGCTCTACCTCGCTCGACTTCACGACCTTGGGACTGTCCGTTGGCCAATGGCTCAAGGTCGGCGGCTCGGCCACCGGCGATAAGTTCGGGACTGCTGCGCTCAACGATTGGGTCCGCATCTCGGGAACCATCACGGCGACGAAGATTCCGCTCGACAATCTGCCGTCTGGCTGGACGACCGACAGCGGTACCGGCAAGACGATCAAGGTCTGGTTCGGCGATCACATCAAGAACAGCACCACGCGTATCTCGCACTCCACCGAGCGCGCGTTTCTCGCCCAGGCCACCCCGACGTACATCGTCCACCACGGCATGATCGCCGATGGCCTGGACCTCACCATCCCGACCGAGGAGAAGATCACCGGTTCGCTCACTTTCCTCGGGCTGACCAGCGCGCAGGGCACGGCGGAGTACGGCACCACTTACGATGCAGTGACCACAAACGAGGTGATGGCCGGCAGCGTCAACGTCGGCCGCATTGCTGAGAGCGGGTCGACGCTCACCTCGCCGAACTGGGTGAAATCGCTGACCATCCAGGCCCGCAACAACTGCTATCGCATCGGCGCTGCGGATTCGCTCGGTGCTGTCGATATCCAGCCCGGCGATTTCGAAGTGACCGGCACGCTGGAATCGTACTTCGGCGACAACTCTCTGCTGACCAAGCTGCTCGCGGGCACGACGGGATCGATCAACGCCCGCACGGCCAAGAACAGCCAGGCGACGATCTTCCAAATTCCGTCGGCAACGTTCACGCAGGGCTCGCCGAATGCCGCCCAGAAGAACAGCGACGTGATGTTGCCTCTGGGCTACGGGTCCAACCCGGACTCCACCACCAGCTCCTCGATGCTGATGGATCGCCTCCCGTACTACGAGTAATCCGCGTTCCCGCGTCCCGACCGCGGGTAAGGCGCACGGGTTTCCCGTGCTTCGCGCAAGCGAGGAGGGGTCGAGCCGATCGTCGGGACGGCTCGACCCTGACTCGATCACCAACATCCCGACAAAGGACAACCCGACGATGACTGCGAAGATCAAACTGAGTTCCGTGCGTGCCAATCTCGACCGCGAGCGTGAAGGCGATTGGGTCGGCATTCCCGACCTTCCCGGCGTGCGGCTCAAGGTGCGCGGCTTCTCCTATGGCCCGTATCAGATCGCGCGCTCCATGGTCGAGCAGCGCTGGATTCGCAAGTACGGCAAAGACCCCGTTCCGCAGGAAGTGCAGGACCGCGACAACGGCAAGCTCTACGCCGAGCACATCCTGATCGACTGGGACGGCTTTGATGAGCCGTACTCAAAAGACCTCGCCCTGGAGACCCTGACCGATCCTGCATTCCGCGAGCTCGCGGCCCATGTCCGCTACGCCGGCATGCGCGTTGGTGCCGTTGACGTCGAGTTTGCGGACGACTCCGCAAAAAACTCCGGCGCGCCCTCCGCTGGGAGCTCGAGCGAGGGCGAGACGCAGGCTGGCTCCAACGACTAGCTGACGAAGACCCCGAGGCGGCAAAGGCGCTCGGCGGGACGCAGGACCGTCCCGCTGACGCCGAATGGCCGTCGTGGTCCTTTTCGGTCCGGCGCGCATGGGAAGACCTGCGCGGTGATCGCCAAATCGGTATGGCCGGAATCGGAAACATCCCATGGACGGCCTTTAACGCCTGGGCCAGCCGTTACCGACTCGACGCCTCCGAGTTCGACTTCCTCTGGAAGATGCTGATGGAACTCGACGCCGAATACCTCCAGCACCTCGAAAAGCAAAATGCCAACACGCCTTGAATCCCTGCGCGTGGAAGCCGACCTGAACGCCGCGAAGTACGTCGCAGGCGCGCAGGCCAAGGCTGCTGCCGATCAAAAGATGATCGACAGCGCGAAGGCTGTCGACGCGGCGACGGAGACGACTCAGCGCAAGCTGGGTGACAGCGCTACCGCCGTCGACCGCCTCGCGCGTTCGCTCGACCCTGCGATCAAGATGCAGGCCAATATGGAGCGTGCGCAGGGGACGCTCACCCGCGCGCTCGAGCAGGGTCGTATCACACAGACGCAATACAACGACCTTCTGGAGAAGGCGCGCCAGCGGTATACGCTACTCCCGCCCGAAGCCAACAACGCGGCCGGTGCGATCACTGGCGTGGGGCTGGCCTCGAAGCTCACCTTCACGCAGATGCAGATTTTGCAGTCCGGCGTGATCAATACGGTGCAGTCGCTCGCCGCGGGCATGAGCCCGATTCGCACCTTCCAGACGCAGCTCCTCCAAACCGCCCCCGCGTTCCCGGCCTTGGCGCGCGCCTTGACGGGAACTCAGATCGCAGCCGCCGCGACCGTGGGAACCCTTGCGATTCTGGGCGGGGCATTCATCGCCGTCGCTGCGCACGCCTCTACGCTCGATGCTGAGGCCCGGCAGTTCAGCGTCAGTATCCGCGCCATGGGCCGTGACGCTGAGATCTCAGCCTCTCAGATGCAGGGCTGGGTGAAGCAGCTCCGCGACGCTGGTATTGCTGCGGCCGAGGCTAAAGCCGCTGTTCAGGCCGCGGTGCGGACTCCCGGCGTAAGCACGGCAAGCATTCAATCGTCGGTCGCCGCCGCGCCGAACTTCGCCGCCGCCTACGGTCTCAATATTGGCGATGCGACAAAGCAACTCGTCCAGATGGGCGCCGAAGGCTACACGGCGATCAAGAAGCTGGACGACGCCTACAATTTCCTTTCTCCAGATCAGGCCCGACACATCCGACAGCTCGCCGAGGCCGGGGACAAAGCCGGTGCGCTCGCCGGAGCCTACGAGGCCCTGATGACGCGCACCAAGGACGCCTCGCGCGATTCCATGACGGAGATCGACAAGCGCGTGAAAGACCTCAATCGGTCTTTCTCCGATCTCTGGGATACCGTCGCCAGGGGTGCCATTGGGCAGATCAGCCTCCGCATGGCGACCGCGGCCGCCGATACGATTGCTCACCCGTCGACCATCCTCAATGGTCCGATCGGCACCGTCGTGAACCCGGCTGTGAGCGCGTATCGGACGCTCCTCGGCAACCCAACACAGTACCTCGCGAGCCTCCTCACCGGCGGCAAGATCGCCAACCCCTATGCCACACCCCGCACCTCGCCCGGCGGTGGCCCGGGGCCGTCCGTGCCGTTCGGCGGCGTTGTCGCCACGCCCCCCGGCGGCGCAGGAGGCGGCGGCTCCGGTCCGGATAGCGCTTCGCTCCCGGGCATCAAGTATGTGCAGGACCAGACAGATGCCTATGACCGGCAGAAGCAGGTGCTTCAGGCGTCCATCGGTGTCCGCGAGATCGTCAATGCCCGCATCCAGGCAGAAGACGAGGCGACGAAAAACGGCCTTCAGGGCAAGCAGCGCGACGAGCTGATCACGCTGCGGCAGTCCCAGGCGCGCGACAAGCTCGCTCAGGCTGCCAAAGATAGTCTCACCGTCATGCGCGCCGAAACCGAGGGCCTCCTTGGCGTCGCCGATGCCTACACGCGGAGCATGGCCGCCGGTAAGGCGGCAGAGGCTGCGGCCCAGGCGCATTCCGAGAAGATCAAGAACGACGCTGTAGACGAGAAGGCGCTCGCAACGGCTATCCGCGACCGCGCAGCGGCGCAGCAGCTCGTCGATATCTCGAAGCAAGCGAACGATCTCAAGTTCCAGGCCGACATGCAGGAGAAAGCCGTCGAGGCAGCCCGCCACGGCGCTGAGGCGTCCCAGGAAGCGGCGCGGCAAGCCGAGGTCGAGGGTGTTCGCCGGCAGGCCTTGTCGGTGGCCACGGACGGCACGGTGGTGGCCCTGATGAAGGCGGTTGACGCCTACGATGAGGAATCGAAGCGCCGTCTGAAGGCCCAGCAGGAAATCCAGCACGAAGCCGCCATCCGGCAGGCTGCGAACGACAATCAGATCGCGGCAATGCAGGCTCGCGCCGCTCAATTGACGGACGCCACGGAGACGAATGCGGCGCAGATCGCCATCGCGCGCCAGCAGAAAATCAATGAGCTAACCGAGCAATACGGAACCGTTGCCGAAGGGACCGGCAAGAAGCTCCTCGAGATGTGGGATCAGTCGGCGCTTTCGCGCGACCAGGCCCGCTATTGGAACGATGTCAAGAACAAGGCCCAGGAGATTTCCGGAGATATCCAGCAGTTTCTCGTCGATGGTTTTGTCAACGCCGAGAAGGGTGGCCAGAGTGCTTTTAAAAATCTCTGGGATGGCGCGCTCGCCGGCGGCAAGCGGATGATCGCCAACCTCATCGCGAGCATCGCCACCCAGAAGATCATCCTACCTATGGTGATGCCCATCGTCGGCGGCTTGTCGTCGGCGTTCGGCATAGCATCCGCAGCGGGAGGCGTCTCCGGCTCGGCCGGCGGCGGCATGAGCCTCCTCGGCACCGGCTCCAATCTCCTCTCGCTCGGTCAGGGTGCGGGGTTGTTCGGCGGCGCCGGGCTCGGCCTCTCGGGTGCCATCGACAGTTTCGGCGCGTCCATCGGCTTCGGCGGCGTCGAGGCGGCGGCACCCTCGGCTGCCTTTATCGGTCCGATGCCGGCCACCAGCGGCATCTTGGGCACCACCAGCCTCTCCCAGCTCCTAGGCGGCGTCGGCATGGGCTTCGCGGCGGGTTCGCTCCTCAATGGGCTCATCGGCGGCAATCAGGCGCAGGGCATGGTCGGCTCGGGTATCGGGGCGCTGGGCGGCGCCATCATCGGCTCGATCGTGCCCGGCATCGGCACCCTGATCGGCGGCCTGATCGGCGGCGCTGGCGGTGGTGTGCTCGGCGGCCTGTTTGGCCCCGGCAAGTCGGTCGGTCCGATCGGCTCGGCCAACTTCAACGTCTCGAATGGCCAGCTTGTCCGGGGCGCAACGGGCGTCGACAACGGCGGCGATCTCGGCGCGATCACCAAGGCGGGCGACACCCTCGTCCAGACCCTGAACGCGCTCAATCAGTCGCTCGGCCTGACCCTGACCGGCTCGGGCTTCCTGACCTCCATCGGCTTCGGCCAGGCGCCGGGTCCGCACACGTCGGAGGAGGTGGTGCGGGCCATCTACGGCTCGGGCCGCGTGCAGTCGGGCAACGCGACGCTGGACGCGGCGCTCGGCAAGTATTTCGCCGACCCGACCAAGACCGCAGGTCTCAACGCCGATCAGATCACCGCCGCCGTCTCGGATTTCGTCAACACCTTCAACCTGCTCGACGCCGAGCCCAAGAAGGTCGACGCGCTCGGCAATGCGTTGAAGGCCGTCAACGATCAATTCGACGCCCTCGGCCAGAAGGCGAAGGATTACGGCATCTCGGTCGGCAATCTCGAGGACCAGCGGCAGAAGGCGATCGCGGGCACGGTGAAGGCTTACAACGCCAACATCCAGAGCTTCCTCGATCAAATCAACTTCGGCACCTCCTCGCCCTTGTCGCCGACCACGATCCTGTCGGGTCAGGCCGGCCAGTACGCGGCGGTCCTCGCCCAGGCCCAGGCCGGCGACGAGACCGCGCGTCAGAGCGTCACCACCGCGGCGGCGAGCTACCTCAATGCGGCGCGGTCTGCGTTTGCGTCGGGCACGGGATTCTTCGACGTCTACAACCGGGTCAAGGCCGACCTCGAAGCGCTGCTCAAGGCCGCTCCGCCGACGCCTTCCGCCACGGCGCTCGGCGGCATCGACCCGGGCTCGATCCGCGTCGGCGACCTTCCTGGCTTTGCGACTGGCGGCAGCTTCACGGTCGGCGGTTTCGGGGGCACCGACAGCCAGTTGATCCGATTCCGCGCCACGCCAGGCGAGCGCGTCACCATCACCACGCCCGCCAACGATTCGGGCTCCGACACCGTGCGCCTCCTGGCTGCGACCAACGCCGAGATTCGGGCGCTGCGCGCGACCGTGACGAGTCAAGCCAAGGTCCAGGCCGAGACACTTTCGGCGCTGCGCCGCGTGATGGCAAAGGTGTCCTGATGACGACCGCCACGCTCCTCGTCGTCAACCCGTTCGACACGTCGCTCACCTATACCTCGGCGACGCCGCCGGCTGCCTTCGGCGAGCTGGCGTTCGGCGACAGTTCCGACACGACGATCACCGGCAACGAGACCGCGCGCTATTTCTCGGACATCGGCTACACCTCGACGCCGACCGACGTCCCGCCCAACACCGATTTTGCGCCGCGGCTCACGCGCTCGATCAATTTCGAGAGCGCGATGTTCAAGGACGGCAATTATGCCAGCGGCGCGATCCCCTCGGTCGGCGAGATCGTCCTGACCAACGCCGACGGCGGCCTCGACGCCGACCTCGACGGTCTCGCCTGGGACGGTCGCGCCGTCACTCTATACCAGGGCGATCCGACGGCGGCGTTCTCGACCTTCACGCAGATCTACACTGGCATCATCGACGCGCTCGAATGGCAGGACGGCGGCGACGTCACCATTCGCCTCCGCGATGCCGCCTCGGTATTCGATCGGCCGATCCAGACCAACCGCTACACCGGCACAGGCGGCCTGGACGGCGATGCGGCGTTGGCCGGCCTGCCACGGCCGCTCTGCTACGGCTATGCGCGCAACATCGCGCCGGTGCTGATCAACGCCACCAATCTCGTCTATCAGGTCCACGACGGCGCGGTTGGCGTGATCGCCGCGGTGCGCGATGCCGGCTCGGCGCTGACCGCTGGGTCGGATTATCCGACCTACGCCGACCTGATCGCGGCGACGGTGGCGGGCGGGACCTACGCCACCTGCCTTGCGCTCGGGCTGTTCCGGCTCGGCGGCTCGCCCGTCGGCCGAATTACCGCCGATGTCAGCGGCGCGACGGCGGCCGAAACCTCGGCCAGCGCCACCGCGCGCACCACGCAGCTCGATACATTGGTTGGCTATCTCGTCCAGACCAAGCTCGGCGAGAACAACTTCGCCGCCGCCGACGTCGTCACCCGTTCGAGCGGCATCAACGGTCTCGACAATACACTCGAAACCTTTCCCGTCGCGCTCTACGTCGGCACGGAGGAGGCGACGGTCGGCGCGGCGCTGTCGCAGCTCTGCGACGGCATGATCGGCTTCTACACCATCGACCCCGACGGCACGTTCGCGTTCGGGCAGGTGGCGCCCCCGCTCGACACCGACAGCGTCGTCGATAGCTTCACGACACTCGACATCCTCGGTCCGGTGACGCGCCGCGACGTGCGGCCGCTGGCGCTCTTGTCGCTCGGTTATCACAAGATGTGGACCGTGCAGCAGGCGAGCGATCTCGCCTCCGGCATCAGCGACGCCAATCGGCAGGCCTACGCGACGCCTTATCTCTACAAGACGTCGAGCGACCCGTCGGTGAAGTTCACCCATCGTCTCGCCGACGAGATGGCGCGCCCGTCGCTGTTTACCCAACTGTGGAAGACTGGCTTCCTCGATCTGTTCCCGGCGCTTTACGCCGCCGCGGTCGACGACCTCTATCTCCGGCTCAAGGTAAAGACCGGCATCTACGACGTGCCGGTGGCGCGCGACCTGTTCGCCTTCAAGCTCAATCAGCGCGTCGAGGTCAGCGGCATCGGTGCCATCCGCAACGGTGCTGCGACCAAGATGATCATCATCGGCATGCGCGGCGATCTCCTCTTGAGCGATACCGTTACCCTGACCCTGTGGGGCTGAGCATGGCCAACGTGATCATTGCCAACGGCGCGCTGAGCGACGCCGCAACGCTCAGCACGAGCGGGACCGTTTCGAGCGATTTGCCGCTGACCCACCTTCAGGAAATGCGCCCGACCACGGTGTGCCGCTTCACCAGCCTCACCGGAATGAACGTGATCGCCGACCTCGGGACAGCATCGGCCGTCAACCTGATCGCCCTCATCGCCCATTCGGCCACCGCCGATGCCACCTGGCGCATCCGTGGCGCCGACACCGAAGCCGATCTGACCGCCGCCCCGGGCTACGATTCGGGCGACGTCACCATGTGGCCATCCACTGGGCGTCCGTCGGGCTGGACCAAGCTCACGTCGCTGCACCTTCCGGACTCGGCTCAGACCTACCGCTGGTGGCGGATCGACATCACCGACGCTGCCAATCCCGACGGTTTCCTCGACATCGGCCGGCTCTACATCGCTGCCGCGTGGCAGCCGCTGCGCAACCTCGCGTTCGGCTGGCAACTGGCCTGGGTCGATCCGAGCGAGCAGCAACGCTCCCAGGGCGGCGCGGTCTATGTGCGCGAGCTGCCGTCCTACCGGCGCATCGATTTCGAGCTCCGCTACGCCTCCGAGGACGACTACTACGACAACGGCTTCGAACTGGAGCGGCTGATTGGCCGCAAGAAGGACATCCTGGTCGTGCCCGATCCGGCGGCGACCAAGCATCTCCACCGCAAGATGATCTACGGCGTGCGCGGCGACGTGCTGCCCGGCGCGGTGAATCAAAGCCTCAACATCTACGCCACCAAATTCTCGGTCGAGGAGCTGCCCGCATGACATCGCCCTATTCCTCGCGCACAAAATTCACCAGCACCACCACCGGCACGGCCGATTATACGCCGACGGCGGTGTCGAACTTCAACCTTCCGGCCGACAACGCGAACGTCTACTACTACGCCTCCGACGCAAGTGGCTGGGAGCATGGCTGGGGTACCTACAGCGCCGCCGGCGCAGGCACCCTGTTCCGCACGACGATCATCGCGTCGAGCAATGCCGGCGCGAAGGTGTCGTGGAGCGCGGGCACACGGACCATCATCGTCGCTGCCAGTGCCGAGGCGCTGTCGGCGCAACTGCGCGGCCGCAATCTGCTGGTCAACCCTGCCGGGGCGATCAACCAGCGCGGCCTCTCGACCGTTTCGGATGGCGCCTACTTCCTCGACGCCTGGTACGCGCTGACACAGACCGGCGCAGTGACACCGTCGCAGCTCACCGACCCGGAATCCGGCTTCCCGACCGGCGGGCGTCTTCTCCAGGCGCAGGCGACCGCACAGCGGTTCGGCTTCGCGCAGGTCATCGAGGGCAAGAACTGCCGGCATCTGCGTGGGAAGAACGGCTGCCTGACGCCGCGCCTGCGGGCGTCGGTGGCGATGACCGTGCGTTATGCGATTCTCGGCTGGACCGGGACCGAGGACACGGTGACGCGCGATGTCATCGCCGATTGGACCTCGGCGAGCTTCACCGCCGGCGGCTTCTTCGCGTCGAGCAATCTGAGCGTGCTCGGCACTGGCAGTGCTGCTCTTGTGGTCTCTCCGTGGACCACGCTACCGCCGTTGATCGCGCCGCTCGGAACCAGCTTCAACAACCTGATCGTGATGGTCTGGACCGATGCGGCCCAGGCGCAGAATGTGACGCTCGATTGGGACTTCGTTCAGTTCGAGGAGGAGGTTCCGTCGCCGTTCGCATTCCGCGACATCAGCGAGGAATGGCGGCGCTGCCGGCGGCTGTGCTGGGCGCAGGGACCGGCGGCGGTCGGCGTTCGCTTCGGCATGGGCCAGGCGCTGGGCTCGACCTCGGCCCAGGTGGTGATTCGCTGGCCGGTGCGGATGCGCAAAACCCCGAGCCTGAGCCTCTCGGCGGCGGGCGACTTCGACGTGACCGACGCCGGTGGCGGCACGGTCGCGGTCACAGCGCTTATCCTGGCGGTGGCGGACCAAGATTCCGGCGTCTTCAACGTCACCGTCGCCTCGGGGCTGACGGCGGGCAATGCGACCCAGCTCGTCTCCGATTCGGGCGGCGTCGCCAAGATGATCGTGAGCGCCGACCTCTAGTCGTTGGTGACGAGGCGCGGCGGCTGGGCCGTGCGGTCGTTGGCGGCGCCGTCGACCATCTCGGCGAGATTGGTCAGCTTCTTCGCCAGATCGCGCGCCATCGTCGCCGACATGGCAACCGCGCACAGGCGCGGCGTGGTGTGGAGCGGCCCGTCGAGGGCAATCAGGCCGAGAACGATGGCATCCTTCTCGCGAATCTCAAGCGCGAAGGCGGACAGCGGCAGCGGGGTACCGGGAATCGGCGGTGCCGGCGTCTTGACCATGTTTCGGCCCTTGTCGGTTTCGGATGCAGCCAGCTTAGCCGCCCCGGGACGGCGAGGCCAGCCCGGGAAAGGAGCCCATGAACGCCGTTAACGTGGCCATCGCCCTCCTCGCGGCCCTCGCCGGCGGGGCGTGGCGGCGGTGGGAAGGCCAGGCGATGACCGGGTTTTTGGCGCATCGCTGGGTCAAGCTCACGGTCGCGGCGGTGTTTGGCCTCGCGGTGTGCTGGTGGTGGACGCGCTCGCCGCTCGTCGCCGTGCTGGTCTCGGCAGTCCTCACCGCAGGTTGGACGCCGGCGGCGCAATTCGGGCGCGTCGATAACGACTTCACCTGGCCGCTGCTGGCGCGCTACGGCGGCATGACGTTGGTGGCGGCGCTCGTCGCTGCGGTCCTCAGCAACGACATCCACGCCATGGCCTATGCGCCCGTCGGCCTGTTCGCGCCGCTCGGCTACACGGTCGGCAAATGGACCGTGCCCACCGGCTGCTGGACGTGCGTCGGCGAGGTGTGGCTCGGCGCGACGATCTACGGCGGCTTGTTCCTGATTTAGAGCGCGCCCGGACCGCCACTGCAAATGACGGCCCGGACGACTTCCACCAACACCTAGCCAGAGGTGAACGATGGCTTCCTGCCTATATCCGGAACGGGTTAACGCGCCATGAGCACGCCAGAGGAGCGCATCGCTGCCCTCGAAGCGCGCATGAACGGTGCGGAGGGCTGGCTTCAATCGATCGACAAGAAGCTCGATACGGTCATTGAGGCCATGAATATGGGGCGCGGCGCGTGGGTGATTCTCCTCAAGGTGGGAGCGGTGCTGGCGGCCATTCTCGGCGCGGTGGCGTGGCTGAGCGACCACATCCAGGCGGCGTGGAAATGACTGCGCGCGATATCGAAATCCTCGGCCGCACGATCTACGGCGAGGCGCGTGGGGAAACGTGGCTCGGCAAGGTCGCCGTGGGCTGGTCGGTGCGCAACCGCGTCGACCTCGATCTCCACGGCGACGGGAAGCCGGACTGGTGGGGCGAGGGCTATGAGGCCGTGTGCCTGAAGCCCTTCCAGTATTCCTGCTGGCTGGCCACGGATCCGAACCGCGAAAAGCTGCTGCGCGTCACCGACGCCGATCCGTTCTTCCGCGAATGCCTCGCCGCCGGCGCGGCGGTAATGGCCGGAGTCGCATCCGATCCCGCGCCGGGCTGCACCCACTACAAGGTCGTCACGCTTCCGTGGCCCAAGGATTGGGGCGCGGAGCGCGAGCCGATCCGGATCATCGGACATCACGCGTTCTACAAGCTGGAGGGCTAGATGGCCTCAATTCTCGACAAGGGCTTGGGCATTCTCACGCAGGTCGCGCCGACGCTGGCGACTATGATCGGCGGTCCGTTTGCCGGAACGGCCGTGGCTTCCATC